CTGATACACCTTGTAAGTGAACAGTACGAGCCTCACTAAGCACACCTTTTATTTCTGGTGGAGCATTAGTATATTTCGCTTCTGGTATTGTATATTTAGCAGTCGCGTAATGCTTGGCTGTTTCTGTGTCTAATGTGTTTAATATGGCGACAAGTTTATCCTGATCCCATTCAACTTTCTTTTTAAAGTCAAATTGGATTTTAAGATTGCCCTCATATAAAGTTGTGGAGCCAAAATCTTTACCTTGTTGATGAAGCTTATCTTGCGCGGCATCTTGGTATCTAGTTGTGATTTGGTTATTAATTGCTTTTATTCTCTCTTGAGTTTTCTGCAATTCATCCTTGGCTTCTAAAAGAAGCATTTGTAGTTCGGCTGTTGTTGCAGAAGACAAAAGAGACTCAGTTTGTACTAAGTTCATTTGAACCTCCTATTGGTAATTGGTTTCACCAGAATAGGAAATGTATTTCACACTGTCAACTACTTTTTTTTAGAAATTTTTATATCTATGTTATTTGCTGCTAACATTAGTTTCTTTTTTAGCTTAAACTCTGGGGTTTCTACGCCTTTTGCATCTTCAACTATGAACTTGTTTTCGCCATTTTCATCGCGTTCATAATATGTGAAGTCTGCTACATATGCACATATTTTTTGATCATTAACGACAATATTAAATCTTATTTGCCGTTCTAATTCTTGTATTTCCCCAGCTTGAGAAAGCTTATATAGCTGTGCATATCTCTCCGCTTCCCATTTTGAGTCAAACATCATGCCCATAAACTCTGTCTTCTTTGCGCGGAATTTGTTGCGTCTTCCATAAGGTATGTTATTATATGGCATTATATGTCCTTTTAACCATGAGGTATGTTATGCAATTTAAATCTGTGGGTATAGATATAAACACTTATCATAAGATAAAGCAAATTTCGGAAGACGAACATCGAAACATTCGGCAGCAATTAGCAAAGCTTATTGATGAATATTATATTGAAAAGTATGGTGACAAAAAGAGCAAAGGTGGACTTGGTTTAGTATCTTAATCGCAAGAACGCATTCGATCTACCAATCTACGGGCTCTATTTGGCACTTGTGTATACCACTTTGAGTCTACCATTTCATTGGCTGCCCCTGACCAATCTCTTGCATCTACGTTAGCCTTCATACCCTTGAACTTAGATAAACGCGGATATCCAAGGTTAAACATCATGTTAGCTATGATTAACTGCACTTCTTCGGGTAGGTCATTAAAGTCTTTGTAGAGCCTCTGGCAATCTTCAATCGTAACTGTGATATCTAAGTTGAACGCAGATTGAACACGGCTCTGCTCAATTACTGAGCCAACATCTTTACCGTACTCTGGGTCATCTTTAGTAATTAAATGCCCTATTCCAAATGTGGGCAATCCCAAATGATCCAGATATATCTCGTACTTACAGCCTTCATCAGAAGCTAATTCTTCTCTTAACTTGTCTATGTTCATTACAATAATCCCGCTGTTGATCCTTGGATACCTAATGCCTGTGCTACTCCAGGGTCTGTTTTAGCTCTTTCCCGTAATCCTCCAGCGGGTGCTGCTGCTGGAACGGGAGATACCTGGGCCAAACCCGAACTTATGTTCGGGGGTTGTATTTGCTGCGATAGATTTGATAACTCTTGTCCAATTTGAGAATTTTCTATTGCGTATCTTATTTGTCTTTCACCCTCTTGAAACCCAGATTGAGCGAGTTGCGCTGGAACTTGTGAGAAAGAACTAGCTATTATTCTTCCTAAAATGTTCGCCTTTTCTTCTGCGCTTTCCCCAGCAGCTTGTTTTTTGTACTGATTTAATACTGTTTTATAATAAGGGGCAGAAGCTAAGAACCTACCTAATAAGCTATATTTTACCAAAGCTCCTAAGTTTTGCAAAGGACTAGCGGCTATATTAGCTGCAACCAAGTCACCTCCAGCAGCTGTTCTCGAATTAAAGGAAAGTATTTTGGCAAACTCTGCCATATCTTTACCCATCTCTTCTCCGAACAAAGCTTTTAGTTTGCCGCCTTCATCAGCTTCTATAAGTCTATTTGCAAATCCTTTTAAAGATTTTGCATCTGTTGTTAAGCTATCTCCAAAATCAGCAATGAGATTTTGCATGAAGTTGCCTCTAACCGTTTGTTTAGCGGCTTCATCTCCTGCACTATCAAACGCATTCATAATTTTTTTTATGTCCGAAGCGCTTGTTCTTTTATTAGATATAAGTTCAGATGCTTCAACAGGATTCATATCTCCTCTAGCTAAGTCTCGTAGAACTTTGCTTTTTGTAAAGTTTTGTAATTGAATTTGAGTGGTTTCTATTTGCTTTAATGTATCTACGGGCCTTAAACCAGCGTTAATAATATTATCCACTGTTTCTTTGCTCATGTTAGATAAAGAAGCTTTGTCAATCGAATTAGCTAAAGCTTTTATTTGCGGTGCTGTATCTCCAAATAAAACATCTGCTGTTCTGCCTAAATCTTTTATAGACTTTGCAAAAGCAGCACCTCTAAATGTATCTGGCTTGTAATTATTTATTTCACTTATTCCAGATTTATCCAAAGCATCTCTTAGCCATTGTCCTGCAATTAATTCTCTAAAGTCATTAGCAGCAGTTCCGCTACTTTCCGAAACAGCTTCTATCGCGCTTTTTAAAGTGCTTGGATTGTCATTTTTTACTATTCTATCTAACTTAATATCTTGAGAACCTATTCTGTCTCCAGTTTCGACTTTTCTTCTAAGATCTTTTATTATACCAGCGTCTTCAATTCTATCAAATGCGTCTGCTCCAGCTTTATAATCGCCTCTTGCATTGTCCAATGATTTAGATGCCTGCCTTAAAGTATTTAACCCTTCTTCTGATATTTGATTTCCAGATGCTAAAGCATAACTTTCAATGTTTCCGCTTCTTAATAATTTATCTGACTCATCAATCATTTGCCTTATTATATCTCTCTCACCTCTTCCTGTAGCTGTAGCAAGAGTGTCATTTAAAGCTTTTCTGGTTTGATAGAGAGACTTAAATGATGTTTCTGGTCCTATTGTTTTAGAAATATCTATTGCACTTTGTAACGCTCTAGTGCTTGGAGTTCTACCAGCTAAATTTGGTCTATAAGTGTCAGATGCTTTAATAGCTATTGATCTGATACTGGCAGTTGGTATTATTTTAGCAGAGCCAACGGTACTTTCCAAAGCATCATCAATAGGTGAAAATACCGCACTCATTCTATCATCAAAGGCTTTGATTGCATTGCCAAAGTAATCTAATAATTCAGGCTCCAGGTTAGCATTCTTTTTAGCTGCCGCGCCTAAGTCCTGCGCTAAATCATCTAATTGTTTTACTAATGCAGTCTGCGCTTCTCTATTTAACTTATTTAGCCTAGTGCTTTCTTTTCCTAAAGATTGCAAAAGAACTGTACCAGCTTCTTCATCAGTAGCGGCTCCTGCCGCATCTCTGAACTGAGCAATCTTTGCCTGCATAATGTCATTATTCTTTTTAAGTCTAGAAGACGTACCAAATATCTTCTCTACAATTGCTTGCTGACGACCAACAATAGAAGGCGCTCTAATTGCGGTAAGTGTAGGATTAATACCCATCTCAATTGACTTACCAGCTGCTTCTAATTCTTCTGGAGTTAATGACTTTCCTGCTTGTCCACCTCTAAGGGCTCTATAACCTAAACCAAAAGTTCCTAAAGTTGCATCAGCCAAGAAACCTATTGTTGCTTCTGTTGCTACATCTTTTGCTATTTCACCAGCAGTTTGCTTAGAAACGCCTGCCAGAGCCTCGATGCCTTCTTCTACAGCAGAACCGCCTCCAGCACCCACACCAGCCCCAATAGCGGCTCCTAAGACAGGAATAGGAATAAGTATCTGACCAGCAATAGCACCTCCGATACCTCCTATTACTTCAGGAGCAATACCAGCTATATCCGCCAAATCATAACGGGAGAAACCTTCTTCATCTATTAAGGTATTCTCAGATAACTCTAGTCCAAGCTTTTTACCACCTTCAGGAGTAACTGCTAGTCTACCTCTGCTATCTCTCAAGTAATCTTCGGACTGTAACCCGAACTTTTGTAAGATTGCTTCTTGCTCTGGATTTGTTTCTGCAGCCGATAAAGATGAACGCAAGCTTGCACTACGAACACCTGTTCGGGTATCAAAACCTTCTTGTTCAGAAGATCTTATTTTTGTTTCTCTGGATTCTCTATCTAAGTTTTTAACAAGACGATTTATTTCTTTCATCTCAACATAGTTAGGAGTTTCTCCTCTTATCTCAAATGGAGCAAACTCACCTGGTCTAACCTCAACATCAATAGTTGGCACTTTATCCTCCTCTAACAAGTCTTCCATCTTGTAGCACAAGAATTCCTTGCGAACCTTTTACTTGATCTAAAGTTCCATATTTGTTTTCAATTTCACTAAATTGTTCAATCGACCTGTGGTTATTTGGATCATATAAATGATCTAGGCCAGCGTCAAACTCTTCTCTTTTCTGAATAAAGGTATCTTCCAAAAGATCTAATGCATTTTGAGTAGCATCAAAATTTTGGAACCAAGATGGCTTTTTCATTATTTCTCTTTCCCAAATATCAACATCTCTGTTTGATATTCCATTACCAGTTTCTTGAGTTAAAAACCTTTTAAATCTACCCATAATCATATTTAAAGCTTGACTATATTCTTCTTCATTTGTTGGCTGACCCGTATTTAAGTCTGGGAAGAGAGCTTTCGCTACACCATTAAATCTATCAAAAGCAAATTTTACAGTTCCTCCTCCATCTGCTATATCCCTACTTGCATTTTTCATTACGTCAATTAAATCAAGAGCATCATCTATTCCTGATCTACCATCTATATATTTTCTAGTCATAGAATCTGCATTAATTAAAATAGCTTGATCTGGCTGTGTTTTATCATACGCCATTCTTATTTTCCAACCTTCAGCGGGGCCTTGACCAGAGGCAAAAACTATAGGGAAATCTTTATCATATTCTCTTTTTTCTTCAGGCTTTAAAAGTTCTTTATCAATTTCATTTTTAGCTTTAAGATTTTCTGTTTTTCTTGTTTCAAAACCTTCTAATTGTTTTAAATAAACTTCATTAGCAAAATCTTTTTCTTGTTTTATTAATTCTTTTATATTTTCTACTTTTGTTTTAGCAGCACTAATTTGAGAATTCCTATCTGCCATAGCCTGCTCAAGACCAAACTTACCGCCTGCTAATTGAGCAGCACGAGCTTCTGCTCTTGCTTTTTCCATAGCTGGTTCTGCTTTTTCACCAGCTTCACCAAGGCTTGTTAGTAACTTACTTACATTAAACCCTTTACCAGCTTGATTTTGCATAAGAGCAAGCCCGAATGCTTGTAATGCTCTACTCTTGTCAACCTTACCACTAACATCTACACCTGTGGCTTTAGCAAACTGTTCTTTATATTTATCAATGCTCTCAT